CGTATGGCGACTGATTCTCGGAGCGCTGTTGCATTTCTGCAAGACGAGCCTCCAAATCTTGCATTCGTTGATCAACTACAGGAGGCACATATCCAGAGCTTAGAGAAGGATCAAAAAAGTCTACAGTTGGGCCGCTATAAACGCCAAAGGGCATTGTGGTGAAATCATAACCAGATGGGCCAAAACCACCGCCAGCAATTGGATCTCCGCCGCCGCCACGAGTTGGTGGGCCGCTTGGTCCTGGGAAACGTACTGGGGGTGTTGTTACCGGAGCATAGTCGCCCATCGATGGAACCGTAGTAGGCAGCCCAGAATATTGTGCAAACTGCCCAGGATTTTTGCGTTGCATCTCACTAAGTGCTTGCTCAAATAAACCGCTTGAGCTGTATCCACGCATTCCGCCGTCGAATGTCTCTGCTTGAGGCATACCTGCAAGTGGATCAAAGCCCGGTCCAGCGAGTCCGAAGGCCTCAGCAGCGCCACCAGTGGCTCGCATAGCCTGCTCTTGCATCGGAGTAAATGCCGCAACTTGAGGGCCGTAGTAAGGCATATAGCCCATGTTGGCCGTACGCTGAGCGCGAGCAAGGTTTTCTTTTGCTGCCGCCTCAATGAACGGTGGTATCTCTACCTTTGTCGATTGACTGCCGCCTTTTCCACCTGACATATCAAAGTTCCTTTGCTAATACTGTGTGAGCTACTTCGTAACCCTTATTCTTCAGCACCCTAGCCCAGCCTTTGCGTCCTGCGATTGTCATAGCAGTGCAACCGTTCATCCGTGCAAATTCAGCCGCAGAATTATTCATGTCTACGATCTGGTCTAACTCTCCCCCAGCAAGAAATATGTGTAATACCTTCTTGCTTGGATACTTTACAATTTCCGTTACGGCGCACCCTCTCGGTGCCGGCCAGAACTGCATACGGCCCTCTGCCACGGCCTCAACAACGTCAGTGATAGTGTGCGTTCCACCTGCTCTTTCTAACGCTGCCTGTAACCAAGGCTCACAACGCACCAATTCCTCTACTATCGTCGCCAATTATATCACCTATGCACTCTAATAATCGTTAGTGTTGTTGCAGGACACGCTGGCTCGTCAGATATGCTATTACTAGCGAAGGCTTTTAATGACCCATTTGTGCTGTCACACGCCGTGGCTACCTCTAAATAGTCACTAGCGCTGGCTTGAATTATGGCCGACCTGCTTACTACTGTGGTCTCCGAGTTCCCGTGCAAGGCGGTTCTAATCGTACTACCAGCTAAGTTTGTGCCATTGACTTTAGGCCAGAATACAAACTCTACAGTGCTAGCAGATGAGCTAAATACCTGAGCAGAAAAGCTAACAAGGTAATACCCAGCCTCGCCGAAAGTAATGCGAGAGCCATTGATAGGCAGACCCTCGTTGTTGCTATCTGCCGTGTAGCTTAATAAATACGTTGTATCTGCTGCCGTGTATGTATAGTCAGAGCTTATAACGAAGTCGCCATGACCATCGGCTAAAACGATTTGTTTAAACTCACCACCGCTTGACACGACCGGGTAGCCAGTAGAGTCCCAAAGAATAATGCCGTCATCTTTAGCGCTATCGCCGGTCTCAAAAAATGCGAGTTGCGACCGCACACGTCTAAGGTAGTCGTTAAGACGTTCGCCCCAAGGCTTCCACTCAGGGCCGCCAGGTGGCGGCGGGAACGCCCCTATGCTCACCTTCTGCCCCCAGTTTTAACGTCTAGCCTCATATTGCCTACACGGAAATCAGTTAGGTCAGTGCCGTTGATTCTCATGCGTAGCTGTCTGCCAGTAAACCGCACGCTAGTAGGGTTGGTCATATTGAACGGACCATGCGAGCTTTCCGAGGCGTTAGGATAGAACCGCGTCTTAAACGTAGCAGTTACCTGACCCTGAGTCTTCTCATCAGGAATGATTTCAGTAACTCGGACGACGTTCTCACCTTCGCCTACAAATATAGGACCGCTCTCTACGAAAATGTCATCGCCGTCGTGTGATAGCGATACCTCATGATCAAAGATGTTAGCGCTTGGATCAAACCACATTGGATATCGGAATACACCGCGATCGACTGCCGCCGTGCGCGCTAGAGTGCCAATCATCCAGAAGTTTTGCTGGTAGTTATATGAGACGTATCGATTGTTCTCTTGGGAGTCTCGTGATGGATAGAACCACCAAACCTCGCCATACTGCGAGTTATGTACCGCACAGACTTTCGATGCTTGCGAATTGTTGATATCGTCAAACACGTAGTCAGCGACATCGCAGGCGACTTCTTGAACCGACGAGCCGTTATAAATAAAGAATGACTTTTGCCCCATCCAAAACGCGCCCTCATCGACTGCTACGGCAGACAGCCGAGAGATCCCGCCACAGGCAGTCCCAGCACGCTCAAAACCGTAGACCACGGGCGGCCCTGAGTAAGATGCTACGTGAGCATCAGTCGTCGTAATAATCAGCGCACGGCCTCTTATACGGATAGCCTGCATGATCTTGCCAGAAGTTTGTAACTCTATATCACCGGCCTCATTAGTAGCCGCAGGCGTCCACGTATCAATGTCTTCTCGATCAGACCATTGCACCTTTCGCGGGTTACCGCCAGCGCCAAGGCAGAATACAAATCTCTCTTCGCTGACTAAGATTGACGTGTTATTGATAGGTGCATTTGACACTAAAACCGCGTCTGCGGCGTTGTTTAGCTGCCACTGGTAGAGCTTGCCGTCATCACTAGAACACGCAACCAAGTATTCGCCCCAGTTATCTAGAGACCACGTCGTGCATTCGGTTGGCACGCCAGCGACCCGCGCGGTTCCATAGTATTCTTGGCCGTAGAAATTACCGCCGAAGCCTAAATTTTCTTGCGCATCAACACTGCCACTTGTTAGGCCGGCAGGTGTAATGTCCACAATGGTGTTCGACGCTAGTGATGTATACAGGTTATCTGCGGTACCAAAAGCGTAATGGATATCGCCTGAGTTATCTAGCCACGTAACAGCGCCACGGGGCGGTTGTGACGCCGCCGCAGCTTTTCTGGTATCCCAGCCGCCAACCGGCCGCAGAGAGTTGTTCCGCCATCGTATGAGGCTCGCATCTCTCCAACGACCAGATGACTCTAGGTCTGTTCCGTTCCGTACGATCCCCGGTGGGATATCCAGAGTAATGAGAGGCATTAATCCTCCTAATCAGCAACCTCGTCGTAGTCGGCATCTGTAACAACCACCTGCTCTAGCGATTCTGCTAGGCGCTGGATAAAGGCGTCTCTACCGACTGCAAGTTGATCTACGTTAAACCTAGCATTCGACAGCTTGCGGTCTAGGTCATTTACATGGTTCAAGAGCAGTTTCTGCTGTTCTGAAAAATCTTCAACAAAATACTCTTGGTCGTTCACGGTGATTGGGGTCTTTTCATTTTTTCCCATCGTCGTTACTCCTAGTTGTGGTTAAGTTTTACCAAGGCGTTCCGTCGCCAGTGGTAGGTGTCTTCTGCGCCGCTATGTCAGCAGTCAGTGCCGCCTCGATACCAGACTGGTCTACATCTGCGTGTACCCATACGAGTACGTCAGCTTCTGTCAGGCTGTCGTAAGCAATAAAGCCATCAGCGTCAGCGTCAGGTGTAAACCCACACGTACCGTATGATGATGCAGTGTAAGTCACAGCGTCGTCACCAGTACCTACAGTTTCAGATTCAGTAACACGCCAGTGTGCAACGGTTACACCGCCGTCTGCCAAGTTACGCTCAAGATTTGCGATAGTCCATGTAGCCATTAGTTTGCTCCTTCAAGTTGTGCCACTCTGGCACGTAGTGATTGAATTTCTTTTAACATCATAGGTACTAGCTTTGAGTAGTCTACGCCCATCATGTCTTCTTCGGTTGCGCCTTCAGATACAGCCTCTGGTGCAACGCTTTGTAGTTCCTGTGCAACCATGCCGTACTTCTGGTGTGAACCGTCAGCCTTCCAGTCAAACGAACGTACTTGGATAGCGTCAATGTCGTTAGAAGCAGAAGGTGCGTCTACGATGTTTTCTTTCAGGCGTTGGTCAGATGAGGTGTTGTAGGCAGTAGCGCTTGTACTGCTTGTGATTGAGCCTACTTCTAAGTTGTTAGTGTCTGCAAATCGTATTTGCTTTGCTGTTTGGCCGCCTGTTGCATAACCTTGAATTATGTTTATGGCGCTGTAGTTAACTGAACTACTTGTTTGTTTTACATTCAAACCCGTGTTGTTGCCTTGGTTTTCAATTGTAACTTGACCTAACTGACTTGTAGTGCCGCTCATTAAGCGGCCATTTGCATCTATGCGCATGCGTTCTGCACCTGCGGTTTCAAAGCTAATTTGAGTGCCGTTTGTAACCTGCATCAAAGAAGTGCCACTTTGAACACGTACAGTGTTAGCGTTACCTTGTATGTCTAAACGACCAGAGTTTGTTTGAATACTACCGACTATTGAGCCGTCTTTAGCAAAATATGATATTGGCCCATCACTTGTTTTACGATTAAAGTATGAAACATACGACCCATCTACTGTTGGTTCTAACTGTCCGTTAGCTTTAATTGCATGTCCAGCAGTTGAGCCGCTAGTAGAAGTTTTCCCCACAAGCAAGTTGCCAGTTCGAGTT